CTCTAATAAGAGTAGTACTATATGAGAACCCTTGACCAGTATAGAAGGAGGCTTTAAGTACTTTACCTAAAAGTTTAACCCATCCTTCCCTAGAATCAGGTACAATAAAATCTGCACCATTATCAGCTACTCTAATGATTTCAATCTTCTTTTTAATCTTAGGTAGTTGATATACATTCTCTCTTTGAATATTAAAGCCAACCCCACAACCTAACATAAGCTTCTCAAATGTCCAAGTAAAAGGTCTGATAGGTTCATTAATTACTACAGCGGCACAATTCTGTAAGGAAGGAAGTCCTAATTGATCCACTGTTCTAGTACCTAATTGCCATAAGAATCTACCAGCTACAGTACCTTTAAGAGAGAGCATCATATCTCTAATATCTTCTTTCTCTTTATCATTAAAATTACAATTAAGTTGGGTATTGGTTGCTTCAACAACTCTATCTACGGTATCACTCCACTCTTCTTTACATCTACCATTGGGTAAATCCCTAGAGTAAGTTCGTTTATATGTGATATATCCTGTAGGACCCCAAGGGGTTTTCATTTGTACTTTACTCATCTTTAATAGTCTCCTTATACTTATTTAAATACCATATAGCTTTCTCCAAATCTCTTTTCTCACTACCTTTAAATCTACAACGACTTATATATTTAATAGCATTACCTAAAGTATAAGGTAATTGTTGATCTAATATATAATCAATAACCTCAATAGTCCCTTGATTATAATGTGCAGGTTTATCAACTATATCCCTATAAGTATTTTGTTCATAAGGACTGGGCTTAGGTTTAGTTAAAGTCTCATAAGTCATTGACACACTCATCACCTTTCTCTATACACTCTTCCATAGTCTTAAGCATATCTTCCACAGATTTAAAAAGTGAGGCAGCTAATGTATAAATCATATCAGACTTATTTTCACTCCTCTCAAAATCTTTACCTAAATCAAAATTAATATCTATAGCTCCTTCACTATCTTCACTCAATGTAATTATTACTTCTCTAGTCATAAAATACTCCCTTTCTTCTCTCTTTAATAATATCATAAATATTAATACCTGTAATGTAGCTTTCATTTAATAAGTCACAAGCTTCATCAAAAGTCATTAATGTTTTTGTTTCTCCACAACTATTACAACCTGCGTATTGATCTATCTCAGCCTCACTACCATCTTCACCACAACGCCAGCATCTCACTTCTTCTATATTCATTTATCTAACTCCATATAATTATCTTTAAGAGTTTCTCTTATAAGTATACTTGGTTTATATATCTTACCTACATGTCCATTCTGACATAAAGGATCTAGTAAGAAGTCTGAAGACTTAAGAATAATAAAGTTTTCTAAGTAATTAAGTAATCCTTTAGTACCACAATTAACTAAGACTTCCCAAGTTAATGTATCTTCTTTCTCCTTTATTAGTTTTTTAAAATCTTTATTCCTAGCACTAGTTTTATATGTTTTCCAATCACTCTCTTTAAAGTTATCTTTAAAATACTTATTATTTATATCATTCTCAGGTCTCTTATGTCGCCTACTTTTAACAGTCTTATAAGCCCAATAATTCTTTCTACCAATATAAAAGAGACCGCTTATAGGGTCACTTACTTTATATACAAAACCAAAATTATTCTTATAATCTGTACCTATACCTTGCCAGTTTGTATAATTATTTTTCATTTTCTCATTCATACTACTCCTTCTTTTTTAGTTAAATCTCTTCAACCTTTGGTTCTTTTTCTACATGTGTAAACCATTTAACTCCATTTGAATATTTAAAACCTCTCAAGTTTTCCCAACAATGGAACTTATGTCTACACCATTGACACCCTTTCTCTAATATTTTATTACCTCCTTTACCATCTTCTTTATCATTATAACAACGAGGAGGTAATTCTTTCTTAGCTATTAGCTCTTTCTTCTCTTTAACTTGTTCTTTAGCATTATTGATAAAGCTATCATTAATAAGAAGTGTCATAGCACCACTAGCTTTATTCATGGCTAACCAACCTCTCTCTTCCAACCCTAAAGCTTGTGCATATAAGTCAGCTTGTAAAGCATAGCCAAAATCATCCTTCCCTTCTAAGATACCTCCTTTTACAAACTTCTCTACATAGCTATAAGGAGATGCAGTTTTAATATCTATCAATGTATTATCTATAACACAGTCTATATGCCCTATAATACCTTCCAACTCTACCTCTACTTGTTTACTACTTACCTCATGACCACTCATCTCTACAAACATTAGTATAACTGCTTCTAAGATATGTCCTTGTAAGAAAGTAGTTAATAGTTGAGGACTAAGTTTCTCTTCCTCACTATCACCATTCATATCATAATATAACTTTCTATCATTATGTCCAATATTAGAAGCTCTTAAATGAGGTTTCTTATCACTCTCTCTGGGAGAAAGGAAGTCCCTCAAAGCATATTCAATATCTTTTATCGTCTCTTTTATAATCCTTTCTTTCTCTTTATCATTAACACTTATTTCTTTAGTTGTAATAAAATGATTAATGTCTTCCAATAAAGTATTAATAGTTGGCATAGTATTCTTCCTTTACTTTTTTATAAATACCTTTATAACATCTCTTACTAACTCTTAATGTACCACCTTCATTAATTTTCTCATAAGTTCTAGGAAGTTCTTCATGTCCTTTTAACTTTTGTATTTCCTCCTGTGGTAAGACTTCTTTAAATAATTGATGTGCATATTTATGAGCACCTTTTCTTAATGTCTTTAAATGATTTCTTCTTTTACTCAATGTAATATCCTCTTGCCTAGTTCATATTCGTTTAACATTTCTGATAAGTCATCTGCTACTTGAAAAGCTTCTGGCATCATATATGTTTTATATTCTATAACACTGGTAGCTATACTAATAACATGATATATCCCTTTATTACTTTTATCACCTTCATCATCGTTAGTTACTATAACAATATAATGCTTGTTCTTATATAACATATAAGCTATATACCTCTTTTCTTTTTAAAGTTACACCTCTAATAGGTTGTATTATCCCCATACCTTCTCCTTGCTTCACCATTAGCCCATTTATTCCCTTTTAAAATAAACCCTGTTTCATTACTTGTTATAATCCTATGGCTTTTATGTTGACATTTAGGACATATATCAGGCTCATCTCTTTTATTCATAGCAGACCACACCTCATATACATGTTCACATACTTCACATTTAAAATCATATATCATTTCTTAAGCTCCTTTTATTAATGTGTATCATACCAACTATCTCCAATCTTATATTCCCCATCTAAGGGACATCTAAAGTTGAAGTAATCTCCAGCGTCTTTAATAGCTTTAACACTTAACTCTCCAAATCTAATACTATCTTCTTCTTTAACTTCACACTGCCACTCATCATGAATATTGAGAACTAATTTAAAATCTAAGTTCTCTTCTTTAGAATACTTATAAACTAAAGCTAATGCCTTCTTCATAACTATGGCTCCACCACCTTGTAATAAGACATTCAAAGCTGCATGAGTGCTTCTTACATGTAATTTTCTACCATCTAAACCTTTAAGATAACCTCTTTCACTAGCTACCAATACTTTATCTCTTAAGATCTTTAAGGCAGGAGTATTGTTTAAGAAAGTTTCTTTTAATTTTTTACCTTCTTTAGCTCCCTTACCTACAATCTCTCCTATCTTAGCATCACCAGCCCCATATAAAAAACCATAGATGAAAGTCTTAGCCATATCTCTAGTAGGTAATCCAGCAGCATTCTGATTAGCTGTATGTATATCTCCTGTAAGGATAGTATTGGTATACTTCTCATCATTCATATAATGAGCCAACATTCTTAATTCTAAACCTGATGCATCACAACCAACTAACTTATAATTTTTAGATACTATAAATAGCTCTCTACTCTCCTTACCATAGGGTGAAGATATTGAAGGTACTTGTGCCATATTAGGACTACTATGAGTCATCCTACCAGTGACAGCACCACAAGTATTTACATTACCATGAATCCTACCATCACTATTAATATGAGTCAACCAACCGCCTCCAGTACCATTAGATTTCTTCTTACCATTGATAGCTGATATCCTTTTACTAACAAGCATATATTCTTTAATTAAAAGAGCTTCTTTTATATCCTTTACTTTAGCCAAAACACTTTCATCAATAATGATATTACCTTTATCAGTAAAGTCTTTAGGCTTCCAACCAAACCTAATAAGATATTGAGCTATCTGTTGTCTACTACCTAAGTTAAATTCTTTGAACTCTATAAGTGTGAATGCTCCTTGTACTGTCTTTAAAGGGTTCTCCAAGGCTTTCAATCCTACTATAGATAAGCTACCATCTTTCTTATACTTGGGCTGTACCTCTCTTATAGGAGTAGGTAGAGGTATGAATACTTGTTGTACTTCATCTTTAAGTATTATCTGTTTCTCCAAGAGTTTACCTAAAAGTATATATGCTTTCTCTTCATTAAATAAGACACCATTTCTAATCTGTTCTTGAATAATCCATTGTACTTCATGTTCAAGATTAATAGACTTTGGGCTAAAACCTTTCAATACTTTTATTAAATGTTTATAAGTTTGAATAGTAACTTCCACATCTTGATGACAGTAAGCTACCATCTCATCGGTTAAAAAAAGCCAGTTATTATAATCACCTTTATAATTCCCTAAATATTCTCCCCAAGCTTTTAAGGAATGTCCACCCTCTTTGGAAGGATTGGCTAGCCTTGAAAGAACTAAAGTATCTACTACTTTATCTTGATCTATATTTATATTTAATATATTTTTAAGAATCGGTATATCAAACCCTATACCATTATGAAAACTAATCTTGTCATAACTATCTAAAACTTCTTGTAGTCCTTCAAAGGTAACATCCCTTCTCCATTCATAGCTATTACCATCTAAATCTTTAGCACATACACACCATATTTTAGTAGCTTTAATATCATTCGTTTCTATATCTACAAATAACATATTAACCTCCAGCAATAAGTTTAAATAATATTATAAATACTACTAGTATAAGTATAGCATATATATTATTATTAGGTTCCTTTGGTACATAATAACTCATTGTTAAAACTCCTCTATTGCATTAGCTTCCATCAGTTCAGGTGACTCACCTCTTTCAATTCTACCTGTAGCATTGTTATAAAATAACCAACCTGCTTCACCAGTAACTCCTGTTCTTCTACATTTAGCTAACCTAACCATAGTTGAATTCTTAGCTACTTCACTTTCTGCAAACTTATCTCTGGATAAAAGAATAGTATTGAAAGCTATTTGATTAATACTACCACTACCTTTAGTATCATATTCACTAACATCATGTGGGTTCTTAGCACTAGGTTTTCTCATATGAGATACAATAATAATAGAGGCATTAGTTTCTTTAACTAGTTTAAGTGTCTTATCCATAAAGGCATCAATGGTTCCATTCTCATTACTAGTTACTCCTGCTTGTAAAGGGTCAATAAGAATAACTTCACAACCTTGTCCTTTAATTAAAGCTCTAAGTTTAAGGAAGAGTTCATCAGCATCCACTGCACCATTATGATCTAATAAGTATAACTTCTCATCTTCAACTAAAGTATCAAAAGATTTCCTCAAAGCACTATAATCTAAAGATTTCTTATCTTCCAATGTTAAGTTACGATCAGTATGAATACCTAACAAACCTTCAACCACCTCACCTAAAGAGGCTTCTAAGAATACACCACCTATCTTTTTATTAGTGTTGACTAATAGATTATATAAGATCTCATTCACCATAGTAGTCTTACCTACACTTGTCAATGCACCTACAATAGTAATCTCACCATGTGCAATACCTCCATTCATCATTGAGTTTAACATACCAAATGATTCTGGGAAAGGTATAATCTCTTCATGACCTCTACTTACAAAACTATCCCACACTTGAGAGAAAGGAACAATACCTGATGTTAAATAAGGTCTACTATTCCACCACTCTTGTATATATAATGCTTGTCTATTATTCTTTAAGTAATCACAAGCATCTTTAAATTCTCTCAAAGTAAGTATCTTAACTTTATTGGGAGAGAATACTTCACTAACATTAGGTATTACTTCCTGTCCTGGTTTATCATTATCAAAATTAATAATAACATTGTCAAAAGATTCCAAGTATTCTAAGTTATTCTTAATAGTTGTCTTAGCTGCTTGAGCTCCATTAGGTATACTTACATTAGCCCATTTACTACCTGTCATTTGAAAGGCGGCTAATGCATCTGTCTCCCCTTCCACAATACTTATATACCTACCTGACTGTTGAAATAGATGAGAGCCAAATAACATATTTGAGATAGTACCTAATACTTTAAAATCTTTATCTTTAGATTTAATTTTAAAACCTGTAATATTATTATCGTTATCATAATAAGGATACCATTGTACCCCTTGTTCATCAGTCTTAACTCCATACTTCTTACAAGTATCTAAAGAAATATTTCTATCACTAATAGGTTTATAAGTAGCCTTATTATATTTATTTAATATAATATCATTTAACATCTTGGGTTTCTCCTTCTTTCTCTGTGGTCTAGTATTAGAGTTATAGGTACTACTATCAGTGCTAGAGGTATAAGTATTACAGCTATAGCAATAGTAATGCCCATCATCATAAACACTATTAGCGTTAGAAGAACCACACTTTTTACATCTTGTATGGTAGAGGAAATTGCTTTCATCATTCATTATTACTCCTATCTATAATATTCATAAAATCTTTCCTAAGGTATAAAGATACTTCTTTATTAAAAGCTTTACTAACTTCTTTAGGTATTTCTTTTACTAGATCTATCTCATTTAAAATATCTAAAGCTACTTCTTTCAATAACTTACCAAAGTCTTTATATGTGATTTCACCTATCTTAGATAAAGCACTATTAACTCTATTATCATTTAAGTAAGTTAAGAGTAATGAAAGTAATTTTTGATTCTCTTTATCCAATACTTTTTTAATTTTAATCTTCTTACTACTTCTTTCTTTAAACTTATTATTCTTCTTCTTTAATAGAATACGTGAACCTTTAGGTAAGAATAAATTAACTTGAGGTCTAATAACTATTCCTTCACTATAGTTATCTTCTTTATTATTTAATAAAGTAATAAACTCTTCATCATATTCCAATGCTTCATTGAAAGTTAAATCTTTCTTAAGTATAGGTATGAAAGGTATATCTACTTTATCACACAAACCTTTAAGTAATTCTATATCTACATACTCGTACTTTTTATTACCATATTGTAATAAAAGATCAAATACTATAAAGTCTTTCTCACCATATATAACTTCTTTTTGAATACCATTACCATAAAGCTCACCATACAATTGTATACTTTTAAGTAAAGGTCTATCTTTTTTAAGTAGATCATATAAATGTTGTACTTTTAAAGAGTATTTTAAAACAACTTCTTGTGCTGAAAAGAAATCAGATGTAGTTATACATGATCTCTTAGCTACTTTAACTTCCTCTTCATCACATAGGAATGAGAAGTTAGCACCATGTATTTTCTCTGTGATATGCCAAAGGATATTAGGATTTATATGTTCTTTAACAAATTCAATTATTCTAAGTCTATTAGAGTTCTCTATCTTATTATACTTTTTAAAGGTTAACAAGGTTAGAACCCTCATCAAAATCAAAGACATCACTTATCTCCATAAGGATAGCTTCTTCCAACGCATTTATAAACTCTTGTTCTTTAGGATCATCGTTATATTTATAAGCGTTATTGTAACCTTGCTCAATACCTATTTCAATAGCTCTACTTAATACTGTATAGTCTCTTGCTTTCATATTTAGTCCTTTTAATAATTAATAATAATACTTCCAATCTTCTTTCTCTTTACCTCCTTTTATCTAAACTTCAATAAGAAGCTCTTGATTAAAATCTATATTCTCTTCATAGTTATAATAACCACGAGGGTTACAAACTACTCTTGTATCACCTAACATATAATTCTTACTACCATGTGTATGACCATGTACCCATACATTAATAGGTAGCTCTTCCATATACTTTTCTAAATTAGAATAGTAAGCATAGTTGATATCAGAGTCACCATATCTACGCATATCTACACTTCTTAAAGATGGTAAGTGATGAGAGATGACAACTACTTTATTTATATTATCCTCTTTAGTTTGTATACTTTCTTTTATACTTTGTTTAATTTTATAATGTTCTTCAATACTTCGAGTAGGTGTAAAAGGCTCACCTTTATTCATAAGAGTCTGATAAAAATCATTCATCTTTTGTCCAGCCAATACCTTTATTTTCTCTTCGGAATTATTAAAATCTGTCCATAAAATACCTCCTACAAATAAGGTGTCATCTATACTATAATCTAAACCTTCGTCAAGATAAATGATATTATAATTATCTATATTATTATCCCATTCATCTCTCCATTTATTTCTAATATCATCTATATTACCTTTATTATAAAAAGTATGATTACCTAATACAAAGAAGATAGGCTTCTCATGTTCACCACTTAATCTTTTTAAGTACTCAAGTTCCTTATCATAACCTATATCTATATCTCCTGCCAAGATTAAAGCATCACTTCTTTCTAAGACAGGTACTTGTAATATATTTTTACCTCCCTCAAACTCTATATGTAAATCACTCATTGGTTGAATAATCATATTCTTTATCTCCTTTACATCTCAATGGTATAAGGAATATTATGTTTCTCATACCAATCCACCCCTACTGGTCCCATCCAGTTAGGACTATATGAATACATTATTTAGTTATGTATTTATCATACATCTCAAACAGTCTCTCTATCAGTTCAGCGTGGCTATACTTATTAATAGCATTGTCACCAAACACGGCTTCATAAATTTCTTCTAACTCAATCTTAGCGTTGCTCCAGCTGGAG